TCAGACTTAAAGTGCCTGCAGAGTTTGGCATGGTAGAAGCTGATGAAGTAGAAGGAACAATCACCGCAATTAATGCAGCAACTAACACAATGACAACTGACATTAATACAGCTGCAATGACTGCGTTTGCATGGCCTCTCACAGCAGCAGTACCATTCACACATGCAGAAGTTATACCTATCGGTGAAACTTCAGGTACAGCAGGTGCGATCACCCTAGATGATGCAACTACCAATACCGCAACAAGAGCGATGTTGCTTGCAGCTGGCGTTAACAGCCCTGCAGGAGCATTAAATGATATCATCTACTGGAGAGCAGGTCGTTCGTTTAGCGTGAATAACGTATAAGAATAGACATTAACGGGGGCCGTATGGCCCCCACTTAGAAAAGAGGATTTTATGGTAAGTAAAACAACAGATATGAAGAAGAAAGCCAAAGAGAGTTTAAAGTATCAACGCGACAAAGATAGGCAGATGGTTAAAGGGATATTCCGTTTTTATGAGGTTCCCGGAGGCCAGATGAGCTTCAACTTTAGGAAATATAAGGAAGATCCTGTGGAGCGTTATGATATGGTAGATGGACAAATTTATACTATCCCACTTGGAGTAGCAAAGCACTTAACTCAGAACGGTAGTTATCCTGTCCACAAATACCTAAAAGATGAGAATGGTAGTGTTTCTATGAGAGTAGGGCAGAAGGTGAATAGGTTCGGCTTTGAGAGCTTAGAATTTATGGACATTGATGATCTACCAAATCAGACAAGTGAGATAGTAACCGTAGATGAAGTAAAAGACGATAAGATATTTAAGAAAACTAAGTAGGAAGGTAAATGGCGAGATTTCATGCTGTAGAAAACCCAACATTCCAACGAGCAATGAGATTAATATCTGCCATAACAAATGCGAATCCAGCTCAGATAACGACAACCTTTGATCACGACTACGAAACTGGTGATATTGTGCGGCTTCACGTTCCAAGGTGGTTTGGGATGAGACGAGCAGATAAGCAAGTTGGGACAATAACTGTTACAGGAACAGACACATTTACTATTGATATAGACACAACGCAATTTAATGCATTCTCTATTCCTGCACCAGTTCCGTGGTATGTGGATAGTTATCCATCAGTAACGCCTGTAGGCGAGATAGCGGCTAATTTGGGGGGTGCTACGCAAAACGTTTTACCCTACTAATTGGAGCTGTTACTATTGTTGTGTGGTAATGTTGAATAATTAAAGTTAGGAAAAGTAATGGCATCTAACTTAGAGGCAATTCGCGCTAAGGTGCGGAGGTTAACCAGGAGTCCAGCAGAGGCTCAACTCCCTGTAGCTGATATTGATGAGTATGTGAATACATTCGTTCTGTATGATTTACCTGAAAGTTTAAGATTATTCACTCTAAGAGAAAATTTCACCTTCTATGCACAGCCTTATGTGGGAGCATATGCAACAAATGAGACCAATGCAGATGACCCGCTCTATAACATGAAGAACATATATACCACATTTCATGAACCAGCTTACTGTGACGGATATAAGATGTACTTCTCACAATCTCAAGAGGAGTTTAGAAATGTATATCCTGAGCCGCTTACCATCACGCGTGTAGGAGGAGGTGATGGTGTGACAGTTGCCTTTGGTGGTACATTAGCCAATATACCTATAGTTCCAGGAAGTATTTTAGTGGAATCTATAGCTGCTGATGAGTCACCCATGTCGCTATTTGACCAGCAAATTTTAGATCCAGTAACCGGAATTCCATCAGATTTGGGTAATCTTATAGAGACAAATTCACCAAATCCTGTTGGTGTAATTAGTTATATAACTGGTGAATATAATTTCACATTTACCACAGCCCCTGGTGACGGAGAAGATGTAAATATACATTTAAGATCATTCCAACCCTCTAGACCAACATCAATATTCTACTTTAATAACACACTCCATTTGAGGCCTATACCAGATCAACCATATAAAATTACTATAGAGGCATATAAAAGACCTACACAACTCCTTGTAGGCGAATCTCCAGAGCTCGAACAGTGGTGGCAGTATATCGCATACGGTGCTGCTATAAAGGTCTTCCAAGATAGAACGGATGAGGAGGGAGTTAGGATGTTGATGCCAGAATTTAAAAATCAGGAACGTCTAGTTCTTAGAAGAACTATTGTTCAACAAACAAATGAACGCGTTTCTACCATTTATACAGAACAGATTGGAACACGAGGTGTGCCAGGCTGGTGGAACCGTTAAATAGGAGAATAATATGCCTTATCAAGAGAATATTCCTCAACCAACTGACATAATGAGCACCTCACAGAATGATATTTTAGTCAACTTTCAGACAATACATACAGCTTGGGATATTAATCACGTGCCATTTGATGCTGTTGGACAGGGTAAGCATAATCATGTGTCATTTCCAGAGCAAGCTGCAGGACCAGCAACACTGGTTAATGAACGTGCTATATATGCAAAACAATCTGCACTAACAGCCGTAGCAGAGTTGTTTACTAGAAAAGAGAATAGTGGTGATGAAATAGAATTTACGGCCAGCTTGGATGCTACACCAGGATGGACAATCCTTCCATCAGGAATAATATTAAAATGGGGCGTCGCAGCTGCAAACGGCGCAACAGCTGTAGCACTACCCGCTGCAGGAACTATACCTGTATACACAACTATATTTTCAGTTCAATTAACTATAGTTGATAATGCAGCCGCTGATGCCGATGAAGCAGTACGAGTGGTAAGCTTTGCTGCTCCAGGAACAATTAATGTGTGGGGATCTCCTAGAACCACTGCTGGTACAAAAGCAGTTAACTTTGAGTATTTAGTAATAGGAGTGTAGATGGCTTTTGATAAATTTCTGATCGCACCCATTGAAGATGGTTTGCGAAGGGATGTAAAACCATGGCTCATACCCGATGATGCATTTGAAGAGCTTAATAATGCTTATATATTTCGAGGAAGACTTGAGAAGCGTATAGGTGCAAGAGAAGCAGCTCCATTTGCAACAGAGCCAGAATTAGCAACTAGATTAAGAATGATCGTTGGTACTACAGATGGTGCAGGAACTCTGGCCGGCGTAGTCCCTATGGGTGCAGCAGGAATTGGAGCCAAAGGTCAAATGTTTTCTATAGGTGCCGAAACGTTTACTGTGAATGATGATACACCTGGTGTTCAGAATATGCTTACTACAAGTGCTACAGCAACAGTACATACGTTTAATGTAACCACTGGAGCTTATGATATTCAGACATCACTTGCAGCAACAGATGTTTACTGGTACCCAGCGCTTCCCGTTATGGGATTCGCTCAATATGAGAGGTCAGAAATTAACGATGAGCATACGTATGCTTGGGATACAACATTCTCCTATAGGTTATTAGTTACTGGTTGGACCAGGATAGGAGCCAGCGCTGCTGCTCCTAATCCTGATATTTGGACGGGTGATGATGCCGACTTTTTCTGGAGTGAAAATTATAGAGGTTTAAACGATTATTCATACCTTCTCTTTACTACTAATTACACAAATGACGGCGTGCGATATTATGACGGCGCCAACTGGACACTTTTTCAGCCACAATATGCAGCTAATGCTAATGAGATTATATTGGGATGCAGATTAATAGTATCGTTTCAGAATAGGCTGTTATTCCTGAATACTATAGAGCAGCCAGCTGGAGGTGCTCCTGCGGCTAATACTATTACCAATAGATGTAGATATTCTCGTATTGGAAGCCCAATAGCTGCAAACTCATGGCGAGAAGATCTAGATGGTGAAGGTAGTTTTATAGATGCCCCTACAAGAGAAGCTATAGTAAGTTGTGCTAAGATTAAGAACAGATTAATCGTGTTCTTTGAGCGTAGTACTTATGAGTTGGTCTACACAGGTAACCAAGTATATCCATTCAGGTGGCAGGAAATTAACTCTACATTGGGATGTGAATCTACGTTCTCAGTAGTTCCATTTGATAAGATAGTATTAGGAGTTGGCCAGACAGGTATTCATGCGTGTACGGGCGCCCATGTCGAACGTATAGACAGTAAAATTCCAGATGAAGTCTTCGAGATCCATAATCATGATGATGGGCCACAGCGTGTAGCTGGAGTAAGAGATTTCTACAACGAGATGGTATACTGGGCTGTTCCTAGAAGTGGTACACTGAATAAGTATCCTAACAGGTTATTAGTGTATAACTATAAGAATGATTCATGGGCTTTCTGGGATGATAGTATTACTGCATTTGGATATCATCAACTTGAAGGTAACATGGCATGGCAGGAGATGGATGAAGCCTGGGAAAATGTCAATGCTCAATGGGATGATGCAAACTTATTCGATAAATTTAATTATGTTATAGCAGGAAACCAGGAAGGTTATACATTCCTAATGGATAGAGGCTCCACTACGAATTCAGTCTCTCTCCAGATCACAGATATTTATGCAAACTTAGCTGGTGACGTAGTTATAGAATCTATAAATCACAATCTCTCTCCTGGAGATTGGGTTAGAATAG